ATGAAACCAAATTATGTAGGAACAATTCATAAAATTAAGGTATTAACTACTTATCCAGAAATGTTAGTCCGCTTTTCTTTGCAAACTCAAAAAGAGACTATCAACTGCATTATTTCTAAAAAAGAATTGGCGGATGAATTACTCATGTTACCTGATGGCACAGAGCTTGCTGTTTATGGTAGGTATAATCAAAAAAGGCAACTAGTTGTGGTGAAAATGTGTGTGCGGAAAATACAAAAAACTATTCCTTAAAAAAGGAATAGTTTTTATTTTTACATATATTGTTCTACATGTTCAATTTCTTTTTGTAATTCTTTTTCATCGTACTTATCATACTTACCAGCTTCGTGTGCAATCTTTTTAATTTCATGCATGGCTCTTTTCTCAACAAGCCATTTTTTCATACTATGTTTTTTTGCATCTTCATTTAGAGAATCTAATTCTTCTAAATTTGAATCCAGTTTGTTCAAAACATCTGCAATTTTTACTAATGCTTTTGCTTCTTTTTCTTCATAGTTTGACATAATAGATAACACTCCTTAAACATTTGATACTTTAAGTCTACTCCTCTATTATTTTATTTGCAAATAAAAATATATGGACCATACAGGACTCGAACCTGTGACCGAACGGTTATGAGCCGTTTGCTCTAACCAGCTGAGCTAATGGTCCAAGTAAGAACCACCTTATTGGGGATAAAATAGTTCTTACTGGTTATAGCTTGATATATAATAATTTTACTTTACTGATTTTCAATTTTCAACAAAAAAACGACCGTCTTATTGAGAAAAGGCGGTCTGCGTGAAAAAATAAGAGTTTAAATATGTATCAATATTTTACAATATCTGTTTTTTGAGTTCAATAATTTTTATGTAAAAAGTTGCCGCCTCGTTTGGGAAAGGCGGCAATAAGTAGTAATAAAACAAAAAGTTTGGTAAACATATTTTACCGCTTTCTTTTTTAAATTTCAACAAAAAAATGCACCTATCTTAGGACTTGGAAAAAGATAGGTGCACCCTTCTTTTATTCTCATAAAAGAAGGTCAAATATGGAAATATCAAAAGGTAACTATATTTTAAATCAGATGCTTTTAAATTTCAAGCTATTTTACAACTGGACAAACAGTCTCTAAACGTTTGTACCATGGAGCATTTTTAGGCCATTTCTCTTTACCAAAGAACGGTATTTCTTTTCCGTTGTTCTCTCTGTATACTGTTTTTATTACTTCTGCCTCATCGCCATGATATAAACGTCGGCAATTCACTCCATTACAGAAGAATGTAGCCCAGTGATCCCCGTTATCTTCTAATTTTCCTGTTTTACTATTAATTGGTCGTTGATATAAACAAAACATCGTTGCTTCTCTCCCTTTTATTGTATTTTGATTGTTATTACTTGAGTTGCTATTGTTTTCGTTTTGATTTCCCATATATTTTTTTATTTGGCTAATAAAATAGTCTTTTACTGCGTTTGTTTCTTTTCCATGCAATTCCCACGAACGATGAGGACATGCTGTAGGAACAAATTCTTTGTGCAATCTTACAGTATCTCTATTAGGTTGCATTCCCCAAAACTTCATATCTTCGGCTACTTGCTTAAATGTCATTTGCTCATTCGCTAAAAAGTCTGCATAGCTAGCGCCCATCGATTGACAAACCTCATAACCAACATAGTTCAAATTTCCATCTGAATTTGCTGTATGCCAAGCTGCGTTGAATGTATCTTCTACACGTGCAATTGTATTTCGATCAATATAATAATGAGCAAAACCATTCGCTAATTGCGTAGGAGACATTACAGCTAAAGCATTAACATATTGCGCAGCAGTCGCATAAATACTTCCTGCATCGTTATGAATGACAACGCCTTTTGGTGTTGCGTTGGGGCGTCTACCAGCAATTCCTCCACAAACAGATTGATTAATTACCTGTACCATCTTTCGGTTCACCTCCTTTATCATTTTCATCTTTTAATTTGCTTAGATGATTTTTAACCCAAGAAGGTAACGGAACACCTAGCTGCCCTAAGTTTTCTGTAATCGAAAGACCATAAACAGCAATGTAAAATAAAACAAAACCATCAGCAATAGATGAGAATCCCATTATTTTTAAATATGGATAGGTCACTATAACTAAACATACAACAAGTAAATGTTTAATTAATCCAGGTAATCCCTTTGTACTATTTCCTTCTTCCCTGTAGATTCCCTTACAAATACCTGTTGCAATATCTCCTAACACAATCCAAACAAACACTTGGATAAAGCCGTTTGAAATTAAATTTTTAAATTCTGCTATTAACGCTTGATTATCAATAATCACCATGTCTTCCACCTTCCAATAATAAAAACCGCTTAGCCTTTGCTAAACGGTTTTCCTGTCATTTTTGTAAATTCATCTTCTGTTATACAAAGTGGTACAAATTCTGCAACTTGTTCATCTGTAAAACAGCCCCAGTCATACATCATTTTAATGTCATCAAATGTAAACATTTTATTCCACTCCTTCTGCTAATTTTTCGTTAATTTCTTTTACCTGATTGGTTAATTGATTAATAGCAAGCATTGATTTTGCACTAATTTGCGCAAAATTATCTGCTTTTTTCGTTACTTCTGAAAGCTCTTTTTTTAAATTCATGTCATTAATCATAAGTTTTGAATTCAATTGTTTTAATTCCGCATTTTCGGCTTGTAATACCTCAATGTCGGTTGGTGGTGCGGGCTCTGGTTCTGGCACATTGTTAGGATCGTATATTAAGCTTGTCCCGTTCCAGCGATAATTATAAAAATCTGTTGGTTCTTTTTCTACTTCAAGTTCAATTTTATTCGGTTGTTCCATTGTGGAATATCCGTCTAAATAACCTTGAATATCATCAATCCAAATTTTCATGTTCTCTTTCCTCCTAGTATTCATAAATCGCACTTAACGCAAACATTTTACTGCCTGAACCAGCTGTATCACTAGAAGAGGCATTTATATCATTACCAGTAATTTTAGTATCCTTAACATATAAATATTTCCGCACTAAACTATTAGCGTTGTATCCATGTAAAAGAAAAATAACTCCTCCAGAACCTGGATTCTGCGCATGCTGTTTAGGTACTAAGAAAAAGTGATAACATGCACCGTTTAAGGTGCCGTCTTTTTTATATTCTTGCCATTGGAAAATCCACCCGTTCTCACACTCCGATAGCGATTTAGAAGGAACATTACCGTTTCCTGCAGCTCCGCCATACCATGCACCTGTCCACAACGGTTCTTTTTTGGTGATTTTTTGGAAAGTTCTTGAGGTGCTATCAACGGCTGCACCAATTTTATTGAAATTTTCTTCAATCGATTCTGCCCCGTTCTCCATCCCTCTATAAATTCTAGTTAAATCCATATTCACAACGTCCTTTCTTATAAAATTAAGTCAAATACAATAGATCGGCTATTCTGACCATCAATAAGTAAATACTTATGCTCATCAATTTTTACTGGTAGAGAATCTGTTTTATAATCTAGCGGAATAGTCACAATACATTCAGAAGAATTCACATGTTTTACCGTACATTGAATTGATTGAGAAGCACTACCGCCAAATAATCCTGTTGGTTCTGTACCTAAAGGCAGTACACCTATACCATGTGTCCAAGTACGAACATTAACGACTGGTTGAGCTCCTAAATTGTGAACAATAGTTACATCAAAACCAACTGGAATTACAGAAGCAATGATATTTTCAAAATATTCTAGCCGTTCATCTAACGTTTTAAAATTTCCCAAACGTTCACTACTTCGAGCATCGATAACTTCGCTATCTGTTGTAGCATTTGCGATTACATCTTTAAAACGTTCCTCTAAATTGGTTTGACGTTGTTCTACTTTAGATTGGCGTTTTTCTGTATTTTCAGAAATAGCCTTTATTTTATTAAATAAAACACTGGTATACTCCATCATACGAGCTAAAGATTCTCGAACATGTCGTCGATACATCTTTGTTCGAATCCACAAAGCGAACGTTTGAGAAATAGGATCAATCACACCGTTTTTTATTTCATCTTGCACCTCATCGACATCGGTCGGGTCTTGATAATCAACTGTTGTATTTGGTTCATTTGTTGGTCGAGTATCCTTAAATTCTTGTGCCAACCGTCTCACCTCTCTTATTTTTCTAATTTCTCTACGCGCTTAATTAAATCGTCTAACGCCTTTTTCATCTCAGTTTGAGCAGTACCTACAGATTCGACTGTATTTGTTAAATCACTTGCTAATTGTTTAAAGGCTTCCGTCGATTCTGTCACGGTTGTTGATAATTCACTGGTTAAGTCTTCCAAAGAACTAACTTTACTACTTTGAACAGATAAATCATTGTCAAATTCTTCCTGTCTTTTTATCAACTCTGATATGTTTTGAACTCCTGCCGTCGCAAATTTTTTTACGTTTACTAAATTGGATTGAATAGCTTTTATTTCGTTTTGATAATCGGTCAGTTTTTTCTTTTTCGAACCAATAGTCAAAGTAACCTTTTGCGGTTCTAAAATACTAAATTTTTTCTCAATCACTTGTAATCGTTCTACAGCATAAATAAATTGATTATCTACTTTATAACTGTTTCCTAAAGTGATTAATTCATACCGTTTATCCAATAGCCCTAACTCAATGGCTTCAACTGTCCAAGTTACCAACATCAAGCTTTGGTCTTTTAGCCATTGCAACCCTCGACGTTTTAAAATTGATGGGTCTTTGACATTTGAAAATTCTACAATGCCCGTGTTTAATCCAAATTTTTTGATTAACGCTTCATCATCAAGGTAATTCTTACCGCCATTTACTTTTTCGATGGTGTATTTAGGTCGTGAAAAATCTGTTCCCACTTCAATATCAGTATTTGACGTATCTTCAATATCTTGACCGACGGGCACAATCCTTGTAAACAATTCAGAAATATCAATATCTCGAGTAGCACTTTTTAGATTTTTGGTTAACTGTAAAGGAGTTTCACTGTTCACACCATAATTAGATAGATAATCTAAATAATTTATATTCCCAACACGTCGAAGTGTTAACGTACCGCCCAGCCTATCCAACAATTTTTCTTTAATGGTATCAGCTGTACTTTGATAGCCTAATCCTCTTAGCAAGTCCCCATTATCTACAACATTCACTTCACCAAGCCGAAACTGCTTATGCGCTTCAACTTGTTTATTGTGTGCATCGAGTATTTTTTGTAAATAAGCAGATACAGTCATCCGTGTTGGTTTCATATAGGTTTGAACAGAATCATATAAAAAAGCTTTCTCATCCTCCGCTAAGAGAGTTTGAGAAAAGCTTCCTGATGCTTCCATTTTATTCGTGATTTTAGCAACTCTACCATAAAAAATTTCTTTATTTCTTGTAACATCCACAATCTGGATAAAGTGAATAATCGGCTCAATCTTTTGATAGTATTTATTGTTAATATTAAAGGTAAATTCAAAAGTAGAAATTCCTAATCCGTTAAGCGATAAATATACTTCACTATCTTTGATTTTCTCACCATAGCTATATGGCTCATGAACAATCTTTGGATTCTTTCTGTTCGGATTATCAAACAATAATACTCGATACATTAGACCATCACCTCACTAGACATAAAGAAAGAGATATGACCTTCGCCATAAATAGTTAAGTGGTTAGTCCCTCTTTTTAATTTAAAGAAATAATCTTGCGATTCGCCTTTCGGAACTTTTATTGTTATTCCGTCATCAGTAGTTAATTGCATTGTAGACGTTGCCTTTATTGTTGGACTAGAAGCATTTGCTCCCATATTGATAAGAAAAATTTCTCTTTTTCCGTGAATATAGTAGCCTGTCCAATTGTCGGCGCTATCGTCTGTGAAATAGTCATCGTCAAAGACATCGGAATAAGAAATATTTTCCCTTAAAGCAAAAGGATACACGTCAAATTCTACGGTTAACGTTAATGAATTACTTGACGAGTCATCTTCTGCTTTCACACTTTTGCATTTTCCATACCAGCGAAGCCCTGAACGTAACCAAGAATCATCAATGTAATCAATTCCATCCATCATCAATTCTTCTTTTACTTTCGCCTCTAATGCCTTTCGTTCTTCGTATGGCGTATTAGGTCGCCAAAAAGTAACAGTGACAATGCGATTACTAAAAATTCGTTCTCCTGTAAGCATGGAAAAATCATACTGACCTTGCATGAAAGGGATCTGTTCAATAATTTCCACTTCTTCCGCTGAAGGAGCATCGTGTTCAATAATGTAGAAACCGTGTTCTTTGCTATTAAAACGACCTTTGGCCATATATTCTACAATTTCAATCAACTACGATACCTCCCATCTTGCTTTTGTTGTTCTGCTAAATTAAGATTCATTGGGCTACCTAGCGCTCCCACTACTTGGCCAGTATCCATCACAACAGTTAAATGTCGTATTTCTTCTAAAATTTCTACCATTTTTCCCATTGGCGTATTATCTATAGAGTGTTTTACCTCAATTGCATTTGAACGTTTCATCAAACGGCTACCCGTAATAGATTGATGAATACTTGAAATCATATCTTTTGCACTTTGTACGGCAACCGACGTATCTTCTCGAATACCTGCAGCTACACCTTGTGCAAGGAAAACACCAACATCATATTTCAATAGGCGTGATGGTGATTTAATTTTTGCTTTTTTCTGTGCTTCTGCATTAACGGCGGCTACTAAATTTTGCATAGCAGCCACTGCTTCGCCCTGACTTGCACGAATACCAGAAGCAACACCTCTAGCCATATTTGAACCTACAGGGCTCATATCTACAGAACCTGCACCCTGACTTACCGCATTTCCTAAAGACCTTCCAGCATTATTTGCAGGGGGTAACTGAGTTAAATATCCTTGAATTGTTGCCGCACCTAGCTGACTTCCAGAATTCTTCGCATTTCCTTTTTCAGAATTCGTTCCAGCATTTGTCTGTTGAGCATTGCTTTTACCAGCATTTTTATGTTCATTACTTTTACTTCTTGTTCCAGAAGCAGCTGCACTACTATTATCAGCGGCAGCTTTCTTAGAATTAGATTTTTGCGAAGATTGACCACTATTCATCGAAGACATCAATTCTTTACCAACATTATTAAGTTGTGTTTTCCCAGAGTTTAATCCATCAATTAACTGGTTTTTTCCGTCTTGACCATTTCTAAATAAGTCAGGAGGCAACGCTTGTAAAGTATTAACAATGTCAGCTCTTGACATATTCGCCCACTTCGTTGGATCATTACTTTGCAATCCCTGAACTAGTCCGTTAGAGCCATCAATCCCTCGTTGACGTAGCATTCCTGCCAATAAAGCCATTTGTTGGTCAATGCTAGCACCATTATTTACATAAGATTGATAAATGCCTAAAAGCTGTTGGTCTGTAACGCCTTTAAGTTGTGCTAAATTATCAGCTGTCACTGCAATTTTATTTGCACCATTTTGTGAAATAATCGCTAGAAGTTGAGCTCCTTGCTCTAATTCACTTTGTCGTATTTGAGCATTTTGCGTTTGTAATTGTGTAATTTGATTTTGGAAAGCTGCTTTTTCAGATTCCGTTTTTGCTTGGTTCTTTTGTATTTCTAGTTGCTGAATTTGGGCGTTATTTTCTTGCACTTGTTGCGCTTGAATTTCTCCAAGCGTTCGCAAGCTTGTCAAAGTTTGTTCTTTTTCTTGCTCGCTTAATGCTTGTTTATTAGCCAACTTATTCATACCAGCCTCAACAAATTGTTGGTTCTGTTGTAATAATTGATCCCGAATAATATTCGTTTGATTTTGCAAAGTAGCTCTTTGCTGTTCTGTCAATTCTTGACCCTCTACTGTTTTATTATTCTTCAATTGGTTAGAATAATCAGTATATACCTTCAATAAATCACTATTATTCGTTTGAACAGCTTTCATATACTGGCTTGAAGCATTGGCAAAAATCTTTTGCTTCTCTGCTTCTGATTTTCCTTCTGCCGCTTCAATTTGCTTGTTATAGGTTTCAACAGCCTTTTTCTGTTGTTCCTTTAAATTCGTAACTAAATCAAGTGTATTCTTGAAATAAGTTTCTACGCCAGCCGTACTACCATTTTGCTGTGAGAAAAGTTCAGTCATTGCCTGTTTAGCTTCATCAAGTTTTGAAGAATAATTTTCAACACTTGAAGAGGCTTCTTCCATATTTAACGAAATTGCTTTCGTAGTGTCTTTGGACTTTTCACCTAATTCTTCGGTGCTTTTAGCAGCCTTTTTTAAGGCAGAATCAGAAAACATTGTATCCCAATCTTTTTCTATATCAGATAAGCTTTTCTTCATATCTTTAAATGCTTTATCAGCACCTTTAGAATCGCCTTTTAATCGTTTCCAAAGTCCTTTTACACCGTTTGAAATTGCCATTATTGCATTTACTACCGTTTTTCCTACAGTAACGATAGCACGTAATCCATCTACAAAACCTGCTATTGCAAAAGTGACACCAACAATTGCTCCAGTACCTAACCATTTAAAGGTATTTCCTAATCCTTTTATTGTTTTAGTAACACTCGAGGAGCTAGGAAGTACACTTTTAAACGATTTTACTATTCCGCTAAAAGCAGTTTTCACGTAGCCTTGAATGTTCATAAAATTGGATTTCCAAGCTTGCACTACACCAACTATCGTAGCGGTTATTGCTACTAAAATTGCTGTTATGGGATTGCTCAACATAGCTCCTGTTAAACTAGCTATAGATCGTATACCCGTTACCGCAAATGTTCTAAAACCTCCACCTGCTTTTGAGGCAGCTACGCCAAGCCCTGATAAAACCGTTCCCGATTTGCCAGCTGCAGAGGATAGGTTTCTTAGCGACCCTACAGGATTAATAACAACAGAGGCAAATTTCGCTAACTTACTGTTAGATAATTGTAAAGAAGCAGAAAAAGAACGGAAAAAGTTAGTAACTTTATTCCCTTCCCCTAGCATATTTAGCTGTCTTTGGCTTGCTCGTAGATTTGCTCTAAATGTATCTAACGTAGGAAAAAGACCTGAAATAGTCTCTCCTAACGTGGTAAATCTTGTTAGTACATTTATATTGACTCCCGCATTTTCAAGCCCAACCAGATTTGCTTTATATTTAGAAACAAACCCTTTTACAGCTTGTAATGCGCTATTAGAACCCCTAATAATAGGATTATTGATAAATTTCTTCCACTTGCTATCGATATTTCCCGCGGTTTCAAACATTGTTGAAATTGTTTTTCCGAAAATGCTTGTCATTTTTCCAAAGACTTTTAACACGGGACCAACTGAAGCTGCTAACGCAATCATTTTCATTATATATTCTTGAGTTTTAGGATTGGCTTCTGAAAAAGCTTTTGCCATCTTTCCTAAAGTTTCAACTAAAGGTTTAGAAGCCTGTAGTGCACTTCTTAATGCATCTACAAAAGGACCACCTAAATCTATTCCCATATTTACGAATTCATTTTTTAACATTCCAAGTTTTGCTTCAGTTGTCTCGTAACGCTTACCAGCTTCATTTGCTAGAGCTGTATTTTCTTTAAAAGCTGAATTACCTCGTTTTACAGCACCTTCAAAGACATCACTTGCATTAGCCGCACGTAATAAACTATCACGTAATCTAACTTCTGTAATTCCCATATCATCTAACACTTTAATAGCTGATATTCCGTGTTTTTCTGAGTCTTTTAAGCCCTGGATAAATTCAATTAATGCTTGAGATGGATTGCTTTTGAATAATTGTGCAAACTCTTCTCCAGTTCGACCTGTTACATTCGCGAAATCTTCCAGACTACCTGAAGCTTTACTGGCTTCTTTATACATTTTTTTTAATTCTGAGGTAGGTATTCCCATTTGCTTAGAAACTGCCGTCAGTTCTTTTCCACCCCAGTTTACAGCATGCACAAAAGATTCCCAAGACACGCCTTGCTCCGCTACTGCTTGTTTCAGCGGCGCAAAAGCTTCAACACCTGTTTCTGTTGCTAATTGCATTTGAACCATTAACCGAGAGAACGCTGAACCACCCGCTTCGGCCTCTATACCAACAGATGATAGCGCCGCTGCAAAACCTACAATATCTCCTTCAGTCATACCAATTTGTTTTCCTGCACCAGCTAAACGTAAGCCCATCTCTGTAATCTCTGATTCGGTAGTCGCTAAATTATTCCCTAAGTCAACAATCGCTGAACCAAGGTTGCTAAATTTATCTTGTGACATACCTGTAATGTTAGCAAAACGAGCTAGGGAAGTAGCTGCTGAATCGGCTGACATGTTTGTTGATTCGCCCATATCGATCATAGTTTTGGTAAATCCTACAACTTTATCAGTTTGGATACCTAATTGCCCCGCCGCTTCCGCAACGTTTGCAATTTCTGTGTGACTTGCGGGCAATTCTTTTGCTAAATCTCTAAGGCCTTTTTCTAAATCATCATAAGAATAAATGACTTTACCGTTAGAATCGATCATCTCATCGTTGGTCTTTTTAACTCCAGTAAAGGCGCTTTCCCATTTTACCGCTGCGGTTGTTACTGCACCAACGGCGCCCGCAATTGGAAGTGTGATACCTTTAGTCATAGAATCGCCAACTTTTTCAATGCTTTGACCGATACTTGCGGTTTTATCACCGAAACTTTTCATCGCACCATTCACTGTATTCAAATTACTAGGAATATCAGAAGCGTTTGAGCTAAGTTTTTTTAGCGAAGATACAGCACCGTTCATCGCACTGGTAAAATTGTTATCACGTGCTGTAAGTATGGCTGTTACCGTTTTACTTTGTGTCACGTTTTTTCCTCCTTTCCTCAACAATTTTTCTTGCTTGTTCTAATCGACGAGCGTTTTCTTCTAGCTCACTTAGCTTTTCCGCTTCTCGTTGCGAAATTTCACCTCGTACATCGCGTTCAAGCTTCTCAAAGTCATAGACATCTTTCACTTCGTTAAAAATATAGCGTTGTCCTTTTTCGTCTGGCGTTGTAAAAATACGTGTAGCTAACGCGTTAACGTATAGCTTCCTTTCTTCGTTAATTGCTCGTAAATTTACAGCTTTTATCCGTAAATAAAATTCATAAGGAGTCATACGCTCAATTTCTTTTAAAGTGATATTGGGGAAATGTTGAAAACATGTGACAACTATTTCGTCATAATCTAGGCTGTCGTTTCTTGTTGATTGGCTTGAATCTGTTCCATGTAAGCCATGATTTTTTTGATTGCTTCTAGTGCTTTTTTCGTCCGAAGAGCCGTTAACGGTGCTTGCTCCAAGAAAGAGATAAAATTTTCAAACAACGTTAAAGCCTCTTCCGACGTTTCTAAGTAGTCGTCAATTTCTTTCGTTGTTAAGTCATCATAAGTAATTAACGCTGCGTGCATTAATTTTTGAAAGGCAAAAGCATCGCCATCTTGTAACCCTCCGATCAGTTGGACAAAGCCGTCTACTTCTTCAACGTCAGGTTTTAATGCGTTAATTTCGTTTAAAAATTTAAAACCGAAAATCAAAGGATATTTTTTTCCGTTAATTGTTGCGACAGGTTTTACGTTTGTTGACATGTAAAATTCCTCCTAAAAAAGCGACAATGCCTTCACATTGCCGCCTACTTCCTGATTTTTAATTATGGTACTAATGCTAATAAATCTGTTTTCGTTGTTTTTCCTGTAAAATCAATACTGTGAGCAGTTAACCATTCTTTGATTTCAGGAATAGTATTTGCTTCTGTTGGTTTATTTTCCAAAGAGCGCCCCGCCAATACGGTAAAAGCTGGAATAGCTACTTTTTCAGATTCTTTTTCATCTTGCACACGTACAATATGATATGTTCCTGCTGCTACTTTTGCTCCTGCATCAAGTCCTGTAATAGTTAATGGACTTGCTCCTTCAACTACTTTTTCACTACCTTTGTAAATACGATAAGTATTTGCCATGATTATTCTTCCTCCTTCACTTTTACAACGGCACCATCTGATGTCGGCGTTACACTTTCAACTTTAGGTACTTCAATTGTTTTTGGTGTGTATTTTTCTACAGGCTCTTCTGGTTCCGCACCAGCCACTGTGTCGTAGAAGAAAGCACGCGCAAGTTCTTCATTTTCGGCGTCAACCGTTGCCCAACCTTCTACTAGGTCACCATTTAAAACTAGAGTTGGTTTAATACTTGAATTAGAATCGGACTCGGCAGAATCTCCGAATGAATCCAACAAGCCTGTGCCAAATTCCGCTTCGTATTTTCCTGTTTTTGGGTCTTTTTTATCAAAATTAATGCGCCATACATCAATTTCTAGCCCGTTACGATACGCATATTTCAACATGTTGTATGTTTCTGTGCCTGTCCGTAAAAATTCCATTTCGATGGAAGCTGACGGCATTCCTGATGTAGGAACATTCCCGTCTTTTGTTGATTGTGTATCTGTTTTTGTTTCTGACTTATATTCGTGTGAAATTTCTAAAGCTAACAACTTCGCTGCTGTTGTCGCACGTTCACGTGTTAGTCGAAACATTAACTTAATTTTTTTACCTTGAATTGCTTTTTCCATTTCGAGTTTCCTTCTTTCTTATTCAAATTCTAACGTGATGTCAAGTACACCGTGTGCAAGGCTCGTACCAAAATTGGTTGTATTTTCATAAATTACTTCTGTGCTACTTTCTGTCACTAACCAATTAAAGTTCTTAGTCTGATGCAATTCATGAACGATTTTTCGCACATCGGCTAATACTTGATTTAATTCTCGACGTTTGTCGTCATGATCATAAACATGAATCATAATATTTGTTGAACCTAACGTTCTTGTTTTTGTTTGTCTATCCTTAGACCATTGTTCACCTAAGAAAACAAACGGGTAAGAAGCGTCGTCATCTGGCAAATGCCCATAGGTTTCATAGCCTGTTTGCTCCAAAGTGACAAATAACGCTTCGTAAAGTTCTGAATACGGGTCTTTAAAGGTCATTTTACTAACGCCTCCATATTATCAAGAAATCTTTTAGCTGCTGCTGTATGCCCTTTTTTCATATAGAAACGTCCGTACATATAACGCGTTCCATATTCTACATATGCTGAATAGTCAGCCATCGCTTCAACTTCGCCAGTCATTCCGTCATCTTTAATAGAAGGTGTCTCACTTCGTTTTAAGTATCCACTTCTGACTGGTGTTTCTTCTGCAATTTGATTTGCCATATAAGCAGTATCATTTTTGACGACCTCTTTTACATCGTCTAGCTTTTTCGCTTCTTCAATCGCTTCGATTAAATCATCCAATCCTGAAATATCTACTCGGTAAGTCATCGATATTCACTTCCATAAACCGAAGTTCCTTTACTAACACGCAAATTTTTAACAACGGTAAATTTTCGATTTTTTTGTTCTTCTTCGTCGTAGTATTCAAGAAAACCTGAACGAATTGATAGGCGGTCTCTAAAACGAAAAATGACCATCTGCTCCTTTATGTTAGGGAAAATGGTCATTTGTTTTTCCGTTCCGACTTCGGTTACACTGCCTATTAGTTTTTCCAAAATCAGCTCGTGCTTTTTGTTGTAGTAATTAATGCAGGTTCTCATAAAAAGGACACCTTCCTTTTACGAATCAAGCCTTGTTCTTCAAGATAATCGTTAATCTCATCTTGAAATTCCCCGAAGTCGTCCAAATTATAAGAAATTGTTTCTTCTGATTGAGAATGTTGTTCCATGCCTTCAAAACCTAAACGGTTGTAACGTTTCACTACAATTGATGGAACAATATAGTCCAATTTTTCTGGTATCTCATCTGTTTTTAGCTTTACTAGCAGTTGCTTTTCAGTAATGTCCCAGATTTTGATAATTTTTGCCTTATCTTTTTCGTAGGTATCCTCTGAAATATCCAGTAGTACGCGATAATCTGAAAGAGTCATTTTTTCACCTACTCTGCTTCAATAACTGCCCCATCTGCCGTTGGTGTTACCTTTTTAACGGTCGGGGCGCTTACTTTGAATCGTAAGAAACGTAAATGGCAGGACGAGCTTTTTCAGTTACGATAGCATCATAATAGTTTAATCCTTTGATGGTGTCTCTGTAGCCATCACGGTCTTGTGAAGCTGGAATTAGATCAATAGAGTTGTATTTTTCAACTGGCGAACAAACCATCAAAGGCACAAGAATATAATTAATTTTCTTCGTAGAATCTACCTGTAAACGAGATTTGGCTACTTTTTGAATAATAGTATCGGAACCGTCTAACTGCGCAACTTTACGGTTAATACCTGAAATTTGTTGCTCGTTCGTAGTAAATGTTTTTGAAACACCTTTTGCATTTTTTAATGCTGAATAGTAGTCAGTGGATACAAACATAATAAACGGACCGACAATTTCTGCATCTGTCATATACGCTTCTGCCGCATCATATGAAGCCAAAGCATTTTCTGTAGTAATGGTTTCTTTTACCGTTTTTCCAACGTATTTTCCTTCGCTATCATCATCCGCTGCTTCCGCAAATGCCGCTTCTAATAGGCGTTGTACCGCAACGCGATCTTTTTCAGGAATCGCAACTAAACGAGTGTGTTCTTCCACAATCGCTTGAACTTCATAGGAAGCATTTTCTGATTGATCTAATGTGTCTAAGTCATAACCAAACCAACGTTCTTTCTCTAGTTTGACCGTTTCTTTTGCCACATCAATTTTAGAACGTTTATTGTCTTCGTTACGTTTATAATCACTAGCAGTAAAACCTTTCATTTTGTTGATGCGGACTTCTTTTGCGCCTACAAAATCCGCTTCTGTTACTGCAGCAGCCCCACCTTTCAATAAATCCCAAACTTGCGAGCCTGCAGCAAATTCTTTGTCAATTGCTTTTAAATCTTTGCTATCTAAAATAACTGGCATAATTTTTCATCTCCTATTTCTTTTCTAAATTTTTAGTCAAATTGCTGCGCCAATCGGTCTCTTTTGTTGCTGTAGCAACGTTTACAGTTTGACCTTTCAGCAATTCTTTTTGGATACCATCTCTAGCTTTTGAAATAATTTGTTTTAATTCATCTACAGCTTTCTTTGTATCCTCGTCCGTATCTTTCACAAGCAATAAATCGGCTTGTGCAGCACTTACGTAGTCGGAAAGACCATTCTCGGATAAATCGTTACGAACAGATTCGGCACGCGTTAAACGGTCGAGGCGGGCTTGTGCTTCCTTTTCTCGTTTTTCCGCTAGTGCTTCTTTGTCAGCGGCTTCTTGTTCTTTCGCCTTAACACGTTCTTCCGCAGTCATTTGCTCGTAAGATTTTTGCTTTTCCCAATCGGATTTTGCTTGCGCCACAGCTTTTTTAGTTTCTGCTGCGACCATCTTGGCAACATCATCACGGGTAAAAGTCTTTCCAGTTTCTTTTCCGTCTGGATTTTCATTTTTTGGATTTTGAGAATCCTTTGTCGATGAATCCCCCGATTCGTTTGAATTGTCAGAGTTTGGCTCATCAGAATTTGGCTCATCTGCAAAAAATTGTAAATCCATCGGTAATAATAAGTGTTTTTCTTCGTTCATGTTAAAACCTCCAGCCATTACGTGGCTAATCGAAATTAATAGGTTACGCCTATCAATCGAAACAGCTTTCTCTTTAACGCCTGTAAGCAGTAAGAAGGCAAATAAAAAAAGCCTAACTTTCGCTAGAACTTTTTGTCTTTATAAGCAGGTGCAGTACTACACCGACACCAGTTGTGAATAGGACTTGCGTTGATTCCTGGGCTCATTTCAGAAACCTTATGTGGATTTGCACTTGCTATTCCTACACAAATAGGACAAGCGTTTGATTCTACGATTAGGTTGTATTCTTCATACCCATATTTTTCGTAACTTTGCTTTTGTACTTCACTTTGTATTCTTGCGGATTCACTAATCATTAGCCGACGTGCGACATAATCAGCCGTTTCCTTTCCTCGCAAGCTGTCAATCACAACTAATTTGCGTAATTCCCTAGCTAGAATATCTGGATGTTTGCCTGCTGATAGACCAACTGTTAACAAGCGATCGATACTTGCTTTCAAAACATCTTGATTCACCCACAAACGTTGCGAAAATGTCGCGTTATGAAACGAACCATCAATAATCGCTTTAGCAAACATTCGGTAGGTTTCTTTGGAAAGAATGGACCCGCCTAATATCCCAGCCTGTCGCACAAACTCCGCTACAGCTTCCTCTGTTAACATTGCTGTAAAATAGGTCTGTAGCTGATTAGTGTTGTCTGTTAAATACAAACCTATTTTCGATTTTAAAAGCTCTAAACGATTAACCTTCATTGTTAAATTGTATAACCTTAATTGCTCGTTAGCTTCTTTTGAAAAATCTCTTGTTTGTACATAACGTTTCGCTTTTTCCGCGAAAATTTGTACGTCATGTTTACTTGCACGTCGTTTCGCTCCATCAATGCTAATCTTCTCTTTCCCTGCATAAGCGACGTAAAACTGTTGAATTTCTGCTTCTATCGTTTTCCATAACTGTAAATACCGTCTATGAATTTCTTGTTCGTAATTCACATGTCGTTTCAGCATTTCTTCGATGTGTTTTGCTTCTCGTTCCGCCCAATAATTACTCATGTTCTTCGGTCACTTCTTCCGTAGCTTGAGTAAATTTACCAAAATCAACTTGTGGATTTAAACGTTCTTCGGTTTCTTCGTCCTTTATACGTTCCATTTCTTGGGTCACGTCAGAAACAATCGATAATACGCCTAATTGCGTTTCTCTTGAAACAATCCCTTCAAGTTTTTGTGCAGTTTCCGCTTCGTCTTTAATATTGCGCGGAATATTAAAGTCAAAAGTGTATTCTAAATTAAACCATTCTTTCGCTTTATTAGCAGGTACATTCGTAGGCAATGAAAAAATCATTTTGTACATTTGCGCATATGCTTTTTTAAACTTCCTAGCTTTTGCTTGTGCGAGGTTTCTAGGATTTTGCATTTTAAATTCTAGCGAAATACCTGAAGCGTTATTACTAAAACTTTCATCGTTTGCATTATAAGTCATAGACATTTGATAGATTAATCGTTCTAATCGGTCTAACAGATTTTCTTGTGTTGTATCCGAACTAGGTTTATCTAAAAAATCAATGTCTACTGTTTCACCTTCAGATAAAGGAGTGGCACTATTAATCACTCGGTTATCTCGTAAATAAGCAGCGACGTTTTCGTCAGCTAAATCTACTCCTATCATTTTCAGGTAAGCGTCCGCAAAATAACTCACGTCGTTCGCTTTTTCTGATAGAGCTTCGTTGTAATTATTAATCAGCGACCACACAGACTCAATACGTCCTTGTCGTTCGTCATTTTCCATAAACTCAATCATAGGCACTTCACCGTACGGATTAGCGATTGCCTCTTTTCCACCTAATAAATAAGACAAGGCTTTCTGAAAAACGGTTGGTCCTCTCTTAGTTTCCAATCGTTTAGAAGTCTTGTCTTGTGTAAAAATAAACGTTTCTGTGCTATTTTGTGGATAAACAGTTGCTGTTAGCTCGTCCTTTGCCATTTTGTTGTAAAGAACCGCAAACATAGGCGCTTTTAATAAGTCATCTGCGTAAACAATGAATCCTTGCGTAGGTTTTAAATAAGTCACGCACGTTTCTGCTTCTTCGTTTTGATATAAAAGCTTATAAGCATGCCCATAAATAGCAGTTAGCTTAGAAAGCTCTGCATCGTTGTCTTCTTCCTCATTTCGTTTACGGAAATTTTGAACAAATTCTTTTACCTCACCATCTGGATGAGTAATCTTTGTTGGTTTACCGTTAAAGAAAGCTGCAGAACTATCTACAACATAACGGGCAAAGTTGACTGCAATTCGATGGTCAGGCTTTCCAATTCCTTTATTTTTTTGATAATAAATATCATGTTGACCGTTGTAGAGCTTTTCTAATTCTTCGTAAAACCCTATTAATTTCCGATGCTTATTAATGTATTTATCCACCAAGCGTTCGTCAATCTTTGCGTTTTTATCACAATAAAAGACACGATTTCCTAAAAGGTCAACGAATTCACGTATTTTACTTTCAGTATTTGGTCTACTTACTTCTTCTGTCATTAAATAACCCCCTTCACGCTCTGTAGCTTAATTCCTCGTGATTTATTTAAAATGGTGTAAACAAAGTATCTTAGCGCATCACACGCGTGATCATGTTGTTTTATAGGCTTGTCTTCGCCTCTATCTGCCGCTTTTTCATCCCAAATATATGATGCAAATTCTGCAAATAAATTTTTACAGTTACTAGAAAAATAAATCTTTCCTTCATTCATTGCTGTTTGAGTTGCACGAATGCCGTCAATAACATTATTTTTGGCTTTTATAACTTTGTATCCATTCTCTCTAAGTAATGCAATAAACGAAGCTGCTGACGGATCCACAATAATTTTAACTTTTTTTCCTTCTACAAAAGAATTCAGGTCTTTCAAATATTTATCATCACTTTTTTGTTTTGATTCATCACGACCAGAGTAATAATACTCATCAATGCAATACCAATTTTCTTCATATTTAGCCCATAACAAAAAGACTGTAGCATTTTGAGTTCCATAGTCTATAGATACGTAATATTGACTAGCTATAGCGTTTTTGGGAGGTTCTTTTACCATCGTTTCCGCATCAAAGTTGTCAAAAATAATTCCTTCAGATAATACCCATAATCCACGAATATACCTGTCATAAAAAACTCCTGAATACATTCGTTTGTAACGATTAATTACTCTTTCACTAAGCGAAGGATTATCTTCCATAGTAAAGTGAATGCGAATAGCATGCTTTTCTGTTAGCTTGTCTAACCATTCAAGTTTGAACCAATGATGAGGTCCAGCAGGATTACAGTTAAACCATGATTTAGCACCATCTACAGATAAACGTGCTGTTGCTTGGTTTACAAATGATTGTGGCATAAGCGCCACTTCATCAAAGAAAAATCCAGCTGCAGTTAGACCTTGCACCAAATCTTGCGAAGCTTCATCTTTACCACCAAATAAAAAGAAATAATTTGTTTTATTATTTTTAGTTATTTCAAGGATATTATCTGTTCGATTGTCTTTAACAGTATAGCCACGACCCCTAAGCATCTTTTTTAATGGCCGTATAACGTTACGCCTTAATGAACCAATTGTTTTACCAGCCATTCCGAATTGATCTTCATCATAGCTTTCCATTGCCCAAAAGATGTAAGATAGCGACATAATAACTGTTTTACCAGCACGAACAGACCCATCACAAATAATAGCTTCTTTATCTTTATACTTGGGATGTTTCCACCAAGATAAAACTTGCTTCTGCTTTTTAGAAAACGATGTGAATTTGAAAACAACAGATGTTTTACGTTTCGATATTGTCATCATTCCACACCTCATTATCATTAACTATATTATTGATAGCTGCAATAAACCCATCATCTTCAACTTCTGGAATATCGTCACCATTCTGAATTTTGAGTCGCCGAATTTCAGCAGCAAGTTTTTCGTTTTGACGATTAAGCATGACTTTCTTGTCTTGACTCAATGATAATTCGTTCAGTTGCTTAATTGACTTAGTTAATTGATTACTAACACGAGTCAACGCATCTTCAATAGCTAAGATGTCATCTAACTTTCTAAATGTTTTACGAGTTACTTGAACATCTTGCATAACTTCACGTTTTATTTCTAGCTTTCTACCGTCTTTTTCAACTGGTGTTTTAATTTTCCTTAGCTGTTGTAACCGTTCAACTTCTTCATCATTTAGTCCTTTTTCAGCTTCTTTGATACGTTTCATCATTCTAAACTGCCGTACCTTTAATAAGCGAATCTCATCATTCAAAATAAAAAAAGGATCATCATTCAGATTAGAATAGATGTCCTTTTCTTCATCAGATAACATATCGGCAAATATTGTTTCGTATTCGCCAGTTTTAATAGCGTTCTTATTACCAAGTGGTGGCGAGGCTCGGCTATTACCTTTGTTGCCTACTGCGTTCTGATTACCAAATGGAGCGCCTCCTCGATTAGTAACGTTACCTTTGGCATTGGTAACATTACCTTTCAATTCAGCACTCCATTTATCAATCGATTTCCATTTTCTAATTTGAGAATCTGAAACATTTAGTTCATTTGCTAAATCTTTAAGAATCTTTTTACCGTTTGACCTTAACCAAATTTCTTTAGCCTGGTCACGACGTGGATCTCTTTTTCTAGCCATCCATTAACACCACCTCGCATTCATGTTGATAGTTGAGTTTTGTTTTCTATTTTTTCTGAATGGCATTCCATTCATCTTTGATGTACTTCGCTATAAGCTTCCTAAAATTTTCAATTTCATATGATAACTCATCAACTATTTTTAAATAATTGTCTACAGCTTTTTGATAAGAAAACTCAGTCTGATTTACTTCTATGTCTTCTTTAAATACATCCGCTAATCGTCTATTAAATTCTTTTAGCTTTTCTAACTTTTCTAATATTTCATTGTTGGTTAAGTCATCTACAAAGTAAAGAGAGAGTTGATTATATAAGGAAAGCGTAATAGAACTGAATTTATTGTATTCTAAACTTGATTCTTTTTTTTCTTTATGCAAAGAGTTCATTCGATTGATAACTGACATGTTACCACCAAACCCTACTTCTTGAATTTGTTTTTTTTCATTGTTATATGAATCCGACAAAGCTGATATACTTAGTATACAAGTATATAATTTTTGTGAGGCATGACCTAAAGATTCATAGTTATTTATTAATTCTGCTGACAATTCTCTTATCTTGTTTATCCATTCAATACTTGTTTTCGATTGAACATTAGCTCGAATAGTTTTCTTGTTTGTATATACTGTCGATCCTAAAGTTACAAATATCCCAAGTATACTGATTAGAGCTGTAACAGATACCCATTGAAATTCTCCTAGATTATTATAGAATATTGACATAAAAAGACCTCCTTGATAAATTACTTCTTCAATTATCGAGGAATAATTGGATACAGTCAAATTCATACATTATTTTCCTAATGAATCATACATCTTTTAAGTGACTCTCAATTTCAATTAAATCTTTTAAATCTTTAACAGTGTCCAACCGAACTTTACCTTCTTTAAAATTACTTATCCATTGAGCCTTTGCAGCCCTGATAATCTTGTTATTTTCTTCCGCAACCTTTTGCTTTTCTAAAGCTTGTTGAACTTCATAATCAAATGTTTCCATTGTAGAATACCTCGCACTATTATATAATGCTAAAAGACACAGAACTTCCTTTAGAGCATGCATGCCAGCTTCTGTGTCTTCGGGGTATTCGTATCTCGTTGAAGTAGTCGAGTGTTAGCGCACTCGGCTTCTTTTTTTATCGTAAAAAGGAAACGAAAGAGATTGTTTTCGGTTTCTGGTTAAACTTCTTAGCGATCTCAATTGATTTTTTGTTGTACGCTTCAATAAATGGTTCGATACGTTCTTTTGCTTCTTCCCTAGTAATTAGATTACTTCTATATAGGCTTCTAGCGTTTTCCGCTATGCTTTTTAATTCTTTATTTGTCATTACCCTTCACCTCATGCAGAGCATAAACGATTGTTTTTTATTCGTCCAGTCCATTTACGAGATTTTCTAGTTCATCATCTAATGTTTCTAAAACTTCGAAATGTTGATTAATATTTTTCGGATTTCCTTTATAAAAGACTAATACATTTTGGTGCATTCTGGTTACTTTTCTATTGTTCATCAAACGTCTAGCTCTTAGCGAACCCGAACCAACTGCGTTTAACAAAATCATGTCATTGTAGAAATATAAGCCTTCTGTGCTAAATGCTCTCTTAGTCAAACCAGTTAAATCTTGATAAAAGCCTTTTTTATCTCTGACATCAGAAATGGTGACCACTGCGAAGCGATTATCTTTTAGCTTTTTAGCAGAACGTTTTAAAATTTCACTATATACTTCTGCAAATTCTTCATAGGACATATTACTAATGTCTCGTTCATCGTCTGAATAAACTTCAAGGTCTGCATACGGCGGACATGTAAATAACAAATCTTGACTTTCATCTTCAATATGATGGTCTATATTCAAGCTGTCATCACAAATCCAATTAATATCACTTAAACCAATTTCTCGAGCATTAGCATAATTTGCACTTATTTGTTCTGCTCTCAAATCAATACCCGTGTAATTATGCCCAAGAACTTTAGCTACTATTCCACGCACAGAACCACCAGCGAATGGATCAAAAATATTGCTTTCTGTCTTAGGTGTAAACCAACGATACCCTAATTCGCATAGAACAGGGTCAAAAATAGATGTTCCTTCTAGTCCTGGCGCTTGCATGCTAGGATTGAATACCAAGTTATCTTCACGGCCAAGCTCACTCTTGATCCCTAGCTCTTTCCATTGGCGTTTACGATCTAACCAACGCTTAGTTTTTGTATCAAGATAAGAAAATGGCGGAAACAAGAAAGAATCAAATAAACTGGTATTTGCTGGATTTGCCTTTACCCTATCGGCTGTAGTTTCAAATTTGTTCATATCAGCTAACAGCTCATCTAATTCTTCTTGATTGAAGCCTGTTAGAGGTAATTCATCTGTGTTAAGCTCTTCCAATAACTCAACTAATTTATCTTCATCCCACTGGCCAGAAATCTTATTTAAAGCTATGTTTAAAGCTTTTTCTTTTTCGATAGGTAAATCTACAATGGATACTTCAATTTCGCCAATTCCTAAATCTTTTGCTACCGATACACGCTGATGGCCACCAACTAAATTTCCTGTTCTTTTATTAAAAATTGGTGGATCAACAAAGCCAAATTCCAAAATGGATTGTTTAAGCTTCTCATATTCTTCCATGCCCGACTTTAATTCAACCCTTGGATTATATTCAGCAGGGTGTAGTTCTGATAACTTCATCTTTTCAAATTTCATTTCTAATCCCTCATGCTTCGTTTAATATTTTCTTGAATGTTCTTCTCATCAAAATAGCCATGCCCACAATAAACAAGCTTACAATCATCAATTTCCTTTGGTGTGGCTTCTCTCGTCATTTCGACAATAGATGCATTCTTTTTTATCTGCACAGACATTACAACACGCATCGAAACAGTTGAGCGGTTCGACTGTGGATATTTATGTGTTAGCGATACATACCAATAGCTTTTCATATTTTTCTCTCCTAGTTGTTTTATGTACTTGATTCAATAAATCACTTCTTGCTATACTATTTATGGGTAGCAACTCCTTTTTGTAAATAGCAATCAACAAAAATTGTGCACGAATGCTACCTAGCTACTAGATCCCATAATCTAGTGGCTTTTTTATGTACAAAAAAAGACCACTCATTTTTATTGAGTAGTCTAAAGATTTGTATTAGACTGCCTAGCCAATCTAACACTTATTTAACAATACTAGGTTGCTAGCCACTTTATCCTGTTTCCGCAGGCTGGCTAATTCTGAAAGGAGGTGAACCGATCGTTAAAGTAAGAAACATTTATTGACGATTCTTTTATTTAAGTAGCTATGCTACCTACCGGAACAATAGGACTCGAACCTATACCGACGGTTTTGGAGACCGCTGCTCTACCAGTTAAGCTATATCCCATTAACACTCACAAACCTGTAGAAAAAAGAGAGAGGAATTACACCCCATTTCTTTTAGTTTGAGAACGTCTGATTTGTGAGTGATCATTGCAAACTACATAGCGCTATCTTGACAAGTGCTTTCGGCGTACGTCTACGTGTAAGCTTAATGCCAAGTTTATTGCAATATGCAATATTTGCTACCTAGACTAAACGAGACAGAAAGAACTGGATTTTCCACATCCTTATTCTTTATTTTTTATAGGTAGCCTCAAAAAATAAGCGAAACGGAGCTAAGATAGGTAATGCATGCCTTACCCTCGTCTCCTTATCTTTCGACACTACCATAATAACACCTAAATATTGATAAAAACCGCCAACTTTCCGCCAAAAAACCGCCAAAATTTTATTTATAGGCAATTATTTTTCCATTTCGATAAGCTTCAGCAAATTCAATCAAAGCTTCTGATTTCATGCGTTGAATACTTCTTTCGGAATATCCAACTTCCCTAGCTATCTTGTAATTAGAGTAATGGTCCTGCACACAGAAACTATAATGCAAAATTTGTCTGCTAGTTAGGCTTAATGCCATAAGCGCAGATAAAATTGCGTCTCTTTCTGCTTCTGCATCAGCTAATTGTACCAGTGCATCTTCTGTTTTGTTTCCGTGGCTTTGGCTTTTAGGCATATCTGTAATAATTGGTGATTTTAAATCTATCAAAGAGCGACCAGCCATTCGCTCTAAACGTCTAAAATTCTTCAACACATTTCTGGCATTCGCTTTTGTTTGTCGAAAATCTACTTCTTTTAGCAATTTAATCAAGTGAAATCGCTCCTTTTGTGGTATAATAATAACGACTTTTCCACAAAGTTATCCACACATTATCCACAGCCAGAGCAATCTGGCTTTTTTGTTGGCAGCTTTCTTTACTCATGATAAAATATTTTTATTGTGACCAATGTTTGGGGCAAAGTAACCTCACATATCACAAGCTACCACTTTTCTGGTAAAATATTCTTCTTAGTCAACCAGTGGTCGGTTGGCTTTTTTATTGTTTAATTCGACCGTTATCGGTCTGCCATACTTTAAAATTTTCCATTCGCCATCTTTTGTATTGGTTTGATTCATATGTTTTTTTTCATCACAAGCTATCGCATAATCGAAAAATAAATCGGCTTGCTCTGCTCCATGTAAGTATTCAACATACACTCCATCGACTTGCCTTCCTATGATATAAACTTCTGGATAACTCATACACTGGAACCTCCTAAATATAGCCCTAATCCCAAAATAAACGAGCATGAAAGGAAATAAACAAGGTCACTGCTTGTTATGTCATTTCCATACACGAAATGGCTCACGGTTGTTTTTGCTACAAGAATCATTATTGCAATGCCACTAAATTTATTTATTACTCTTTTCCAGTTGCGTTTCATCTATTCACCATCAACTTTCACAGCAAATGGCCAGTAACGTTCATCAATTGCTTTGATTTCTTGTTCAGTATATTTTTTTGCTTCTTCCACATCTTCTGAATAAAAATATCTATAACCAAATCTCATATATCCAATTTCTGGCAACTTCACATAATAAAGCGGCTCTTTTTCGTCCGTTTGTCCATCATTTCGAAGATCACTGATTAATATAAAATTTAAATCGTTAATGTAATCAAATTCTTCAATTTCACAACATTCTCCAATTTTATTAGCAATTTCTAACGCCTCTTGTTTGTCATTGAAAAGAATTACTTTATTATCATACCTAAAATAATCAGTAAGTCCTTTAACTGCATAAAGTGGCTCTTTCTCGACTTCGTAGCCATACCTCATAGCGTCGCACAACGTAAACTGTATATCTGCACTATTACTCAACCAATCATAAAATTCTCCGCTGTAATCCCATTTTTCAGCAACAAACCCATCTGAATCAGTTGCGTACTCAACGCTTAAAAAGAGATCAATTATATCAGTGGAATACTTATGTTTATTAAGCCATTCCGCAACAAACTTCGGAACAACAACTTTTATCGGTTCATCTAGTTGTTTTGCTAAGCTAATTGCTCTTTCGTTGGCATAGTCAGCACCTTTCAAATAATCAAGGCTGTTTGTAGGAACTTCTAAACATTCTAACTCTTCAATCAATTCTTGTTTATTCATCGCTGATCCTCCTACAACAAACCGCTATCAATCAGCAATACTTCGCCATTTGTTTCAAGATTTTCTAACTGATTTAAAGCTTCTTCTGCACCCAATTCTCCACCATCTTCAATACGACTTTTAGCAAGCATTTTGAACGCTTCGTATTTATCAATTGTTTTCATATCATCCAAAAACTCTTTTTCGTCCTCTACATCGCAAAAAATATCCTTGTAAAGTTTTAAACATTGTTTTTCATCCTCAGCAACGATTAATGCAAAATAAGGTTCTTTAATTTCGTAAAATTTCATGTGTTTTTCCTCCTCAGTTTTTACTCTAAATAAACGACCTTTACCAGAAAACTCATGCGGATTTCCAAATTCATCTACTATATCAAACGTATTATCAAGATAATCAATTGAATCTATTTCAAACCATCTAGGATAACCAACAGAATTATCGTGCAACCATACTTCTATTTTGGGAATCATTTTTCTTCCTCCTCTACAAAATCAATAATTTCAACACCTACGATATAATCTTTCAACGATAAAATGAATGCACTATTTCTTGACAACCGTTTAAAAACTCTTCTAATTGATTGTATTCAGAATCTGGCCAATCTTCAGTAAAATCATTAATATCTGTATAAGTCGTTCCATAACCAGTATCTCTAGTTTCTACATGATTCGTGACCCCTTCACGTTCTACTTCAAAGGTAATTGTTGAAGAATCAAAATCATGGATAAAATTTTTTATATAGATCATTCACTTTCTCTCCTACTCACAAATAATTAAAATGACTCTCTCATCAATAAATTCGCCTTCTTCGTCAATCATTCCAGCTTGCAAATCAACGTCAATTATTTTCTTAAAAAATTCATTGCCTTCACTATTCGATTTCACCATAACTTCAATGTCACCGTATATTTCCTTTAACTCTTGAATTTTTTGTAATACTTCTAATGCATCCATTTTTTATCCTCCTTGTGATAATACTCTGTCATCATCAATAACAAACGCATTGCCTACACTATTCTCTAACAGTCTTCTCATCTGTTCAGCTTCTTCACTAGTAAATGCTTTTGCATCCTCTTTAGGTCCAAAACTGCAATAATTTCCAACAAATTTTTTTACATAGTTTTTATTTTCTTCTTTTCCAGTTAAAACATAGATTAATTTCATAATTAGCCTCCGCTGGTGCCTTTTTATTACATAAAATCAGTTTAGACGTTTTCTTGCTATTTTTCCCTGCAGCTCTGCTTCTATGGTTTAGCCTTCCAGCCATAAAGAAACGTAAAACAGACAAAAACACGCACTGATTTTGCACTTTGCCTTCTTGGATCCACTTCTAAAATAATGACAGCTGTTCTGGTTCAGTAAATGAACTGCTTGTTTTATTTTCCAGAAGTTCCATTGCTTCTTTTAGTATTTCTAATGTGTTTTGCGTTTCTTTTTCTTTTGGTAACTATTCATCATTTCAGGAGTAAAGAATTCTTTATGGTCGACCAAACCTCCACTCCTTTCGTTTATTTCTTCTTTATTTCAGCTAACTTTTTCGCAACACCTTGCCCACTTTTGTTGCATAACGGACAAGGCATTGCTTTCGCATGACCGAATCTATCTTTTTCCCAGACAATCATCTGTCCCTTGCATTTTATGCACGTCATCGTTTTTACCTCGTTTATTGTATGTGCCGTTTGCGATAGCTTTTTCTTTAAGTCGGCGTTTTTTCTTTTTGATTTTAGATTTAGTTTTACCCATTCACTTTGACCGCCTTTGTCAAATCAAATCCTAAAGCGTTTGGATGTCCTTCCACTTCTTCTGGTTTTACATGGTAAACATCTGTTTCGATGTTAAAGCCTCCAACTTCGGCAGCTTTTCTTAACACGTGACCATTCCAGCTTTTTCGATAGCCTGTTTTTTTATTTGCTTTAGGACTTACACAACTTCTTGCACCTTCTGCAGTTGCTTCACACGGCAAAACAAATAACGCTTTGTTTTGTTCGTCTAAATATAGTTGAACCCATTCTGGTTTGTTCAAGCGTTGTACTACTGGACCACTTAAAGCCAGACCGCTTTTTGAGATCGTTAAACATTCCTCTGCTTTCACTCCAAAATTGTTTGAAATAAGTAACGTTGCTGTATTTAAATTAAATTTCATGCGTTTGTTCTCCTCTACTTTGTTATTTTCTTTTCGCTTAATTATGTTTTCTATGCCATTTGCCTTTCGCCAGTTTTGAAATGTGGTTGTTCCCAGTCCGAGAGCTTTCTTAATATCGTTTACTTGATAACCTAAGTCTAATAAGCGCTGGTATTCTTCTTTCGTTAGCTTATCGGGATCTATTTTTGGTAGTGGTCGCTTATCGTTTATAAGATTAGAATTCAGTTGTTTTGATAATCTCTGGACCTCTTCCACGATTTCTGAATTATTCATCCACGATTCATCATCACCAGTCAAAAAAAGAATTCTATGACGAATGGCTCTTTTTGTTTCTCTGAGTTTGTTTTTCGTCATTCCTTTTCCTCCAAACTCATAATTTCAATTTCTGTTCGCTGTCGCATACTGTACAACTTTTGGCAAACCATCACAGCAATTTGACCATCGTTTTTATATAAAATACCTTCGGCAGCATCTGTCACTGCTTTGAAATAGTTGTCTAAATCAGGCTTTTTGTCGCAATATTTCCGCTCTAATTCCACTTCTAAGCGTTTCTGTTTATTGCTTAGAGCTGATTTAGGCGGATGGATATAAAACGTAATATGCGCAAAAATAGCCCCTTTTTCAATCAATTCTGGTTTTACCTTTCGTAGATACGCTTTTACCTTTTGTTTATAGGCTCTCATCGCTCGATCTTCGTACGTTTGAACATAATTTCCACGCCTTGCGAATCTTGGGCGACTTTGTGGCTTTGGTTCAATCGGTAGAATAATTCGCATATCTTCCACCTCGAACCTTACAAATCGGCTTCTTTGACGAATACTCCATTTACCATTTCCCCTTGGCGATTTTTGATTTCGCTATATGCTTGATTTAAGCATTCGTATAAGTCCATGTTATTTTGCATAGCGAGAATAATTAACGTCACAACCACATCACCGATACCATCTCTTAGGTCGTTTTCGTTGTTTCTTGCCAATGCAGCGCCAACTTCTCCGACTTCCTCAATCACTTTCAACATTTGCTTTTCAGGCTCTGCTGTATCTAAGCGCTTTTCTTTCGCCCATTCTTCCACTAATTTAACTAATTCATCCATGTTTTATCCTCCCAACAATTCTTGCATTTGTCTTTCAAATTCAGCTTGTTCTTCTGGCGAAACTTTTTCTTCTTCACCGTTCTCTTGATTCATCCATTCAGGCACCTTTTCTTGCCGAACAGGTTTATTTTGATATTGCTTATTTTGTGTTTTTTTATCTGCTCGTTCTCTCTCGTTATTTAGATAATCAGCATATGTTTTTACACCATTTGCTCGCCAATTTTTCAAAATGCCAGCAAAATAGCTATATCTTCGTTCATTATTTCTAGCACAGATATTAACAGCCTCTTTCAATAATTCGAGGTCTCCGTCGAAATCAGAAAGATCATATTGTAAATCAGTGATATTAACAGGAGTAGCAGGACTTACATTCTGTGAATAATAGCGGATTAACTCCGTTAGCTTTTCTTCACCTAACGGCTCTTCAAAGAATGCTTTTTCAACCGACGTTTCAGGTGACGACGAATTAATGCTACTTTCTGTTTCTTTTTTGTTTACTTTACTTTTATTTACTTTACTTTCCTTTACTTTACTTTGTGCATTAATGTCAGCATTAACTGTTTCACTTTGAGAGTTATTGTTGACATTAACTATATATTTAGTTGGTTTTGGTGTTTTCCGTCTTTTTGTCGCTTCGAAAAATGTCGCTTGGATATTCTCACTCGTAAGCACCTTGACCGAGTCAAACAGTTCTTTATCAAAAAATCCCCATAAGACTAAGCGGTTCACTATTTGATTGAGCATTTCCTTACTTACTCCAGGCAGGCGTTTTAAAAGAGTTGCTTGCGATAAATCATCCCACAAAATGAAATATCCTTTTTTGTATATCGCACAAAGCAGTTTGATTACCGCAAGTTCTCCTTTAATACCAAATTCCCCAGCAATAGCTTCTATTTTTTCGTCTTCAAAAATTCCAACATCAAGAGGAAAATAATCCAAACCTTCTTTTGCAGGTCTTGCCATTACATCTCCTTCTTTACTCTAATGGTGGATTTTTAGTATCAAATAAATCTGTTTGATTCAATGAATCTGAATTAGCTTCATTAATTACTTCTGCTGTTTTCATCGTAGTATTTTCTTCTACTTCCGTTTCGGAAATAATATTTCCATCTTCTTGCATTTGTTGAACTTTTTCATCTGAAGTTGTCGCTTCTTGCATTTCGATGGACAAAATTCCCCATTTTGATAACATATTTCTTAATACTGTTTTACGAGCCATCGCATTATAATCTGTAGCCCAGACACCGCTCAATTTTGTTTTTTCTTTGTCTTTGCTATTTGCAATTCGATGAGCTTCAATTTCTTGTTTGGTCCAATAAACAGTTTTCTTGAAGCCATTTAATAGTTCAAAATATCCAACATATCCAATTACATCGTCTGATTGTCTACCATTTGGATCAAATTCAAATTCTTCCGTTAACCTGTTCCAACTCAGTAACTCTCCTTCGTAGACTTCAATAACATTTAATGCTTTATATTTACCTGATCGTTGAGCCAATTGAATATACCCTTTATATCCTAAAATAAACTGGGCTTTCCTCTCCCATTTGCCAGTCTGCTTATTTTTAGTATTAAATGGTACGAGATAGGCATAACCTAGATTTTTATCTAATCCTAAATTTAATGTAGCAGCTGTTAAAGCCCCGCTTAAGATAGACATTGGCTCGCTTTCTGCCAAGTAGCTATCATTAGAAACTAAAGTCATGACATTTGACATAAAAGCATTAGCATTTTCATGAAGAACTTCCTCAAATTTCCGCTTCATAGTAGGAGTATTCATTAATCCTTTTAAACCTAATTGATTCGCAGGAACTTGTTTTTGATTTTGTTGTGATAATTGATTTTTTAATGTTTCGTTTGTTGCCATTATTACTTAATCTCCTTTTCTATTAATCTTCGTGGCGTAGTAACCATATATATTTCTTCATCTTCTGCAATTTGAGGATATTTTTCAGCAAACTTTTTACTGTTCAATCTTTTAGTAGGTATTTCCTTCCACTCAACAATATGTTTTTTGGTAATACCAATGCTTGCATTTCTTTTTCCCAATTCGCTTTTTATTTCATTTTCAATTTTTCTAATAGCTACATCCAACTCTTTTTTGGTTTTCTTCATTTCATTTTTTTGATCTATCAATTCATCGAATGAAGCAGGTAAAGTGGTTTGCGTTTCTTCTATGTCGCTATACTTATCCTTTAAAAAGTCAGCTGTTGCCTTACTTCCGTCAATAATAGGTTCAATGCTTTTGATTACGTTGTTTTCCCAAAAATTAACTAATTGCTCGGTCAGTACATCGATTAATTCTTGATCACGTTCTACTCGTTTCCAAATAAATTTCTGACCACCAATTAAAACTGCAATATAACAATAGTCTTTATTCAAAACATTCATATAATGCTGAACTTGGCAAAGATAACTCAGCGGCACTTCGTTTCCTTCCCATTCCTTCGCTAAAAATTGATTTGCAGTTTTGCATTCTAGAATGGCATTTTCTCTAACCACTTCTCTATCAATATTTGCTCTTAAAAAAGGATGGAGCGAATGTTCGAAGACTTGATTTCTACGACGAACTTTTTTTCCTGTTCTTTCTTGGAACTCTTTCGCAACAACTTCTTCTAAAACATTTCCCCAATAGGCTGGCTCGCTTTCTGTATCTTTCAACTCAACTTGACCTGTTTTCTCTAGCCATAATTGATAAACTGATTTATATTGATTCAAACCTAAGATTGTTGCAACGTCTGATCCACCTATACCCTTTAAACGATCTAATAACCACTCATCGTGAGTCATTTCAAGCGTTGATTTGCTCATCGTACTTACCTCCTTGTTCTCTTTTTGTTCGTATTATAAATTTGATACACTTTCCTTAAAGGAGTGATTTTAATGTATGATTATTTGATGGAGCCAAAACTACAAAAAACTATTGATGGCGAATTCATCGAAGTAAAAACTTATCTTTGTGGAGAAAATGTCATTTTTATCAAACTTAAATCAGATGTTGTACTGATGATTGACGAAACGAGACATTCTATTAATTTTCTTTTGCCAAATAAAAATAGCTGTTACGACATTGTTACTGGTATATTTCCTACCAAACCGATTCTCGGACACCTAGAACTAGAAATGGATACATCCTGTTTATCAATGATTGAAAAAGTATACAAAAACAATCGCTTTGACACAGATTTTATTGGTTTTGAATTAGATAGCATTAAGTTGTTTCTATCCGATTCTTCGATTGCTAAAGATACTCATTCTTAATTTAGAAAGTTCATCATTAGCTATATTCGATGACTTTTCAGCTTGTTCCGCTCGACTCTTCAAAAGTATGTTTTCTTCGGATAGTTCTTCAATTCTTTTTAAAAGATCATCCTTTGAATTATCCGAAGAATAAACTACTGATTTACGATTTCGTTCTATTCTATTAGCGATAATTTCTAACAAACTATTTGTAATTTCTTGTTCTTTCTTGATACTGTGTAATATTTCTTCGGTCATTGTTCTTCCTCCTCATCGTATTCCCACGTTAGCTCTAATGCTTCTTTTTCTTCTGGCGGCTCTTGTCTTGCCCCTAACGAATCAAATTCAGGCATTACAACCCCTCCCAAAATAGTTTTATTTTTTCATCTTCCAATTCGATATAATCGACACCTTGCATTTGTAATTGATCTAAAAATGGTTTTGTAGCTCCTTTACTGTTTACCACACAACTTGTATTGCCATAAGATGCAGATGTCCGAACAGATTGGACAATGTTATTCTGTGCGTTTGCTAGCATTAATTCATAAATATCGTTACCTAAACCTCTTACTTCAATCATTACAACTCACCTCGTAAAAAATCTTTTAACAATGTATCTAGTTTTTCCTCATTGTTTTGTTTAGTTGAAGATGATTCTGCACCAATAAATGATTCTTTTATTTGTTTACATTGCGGACAATCACAATCATGAGCAAGTGCTTCTTCTTTAAATTTTTCAAATAATTCACTAAATGCAATTGCTTGTTCAGGCAAAGAACCTGCAAGTAAAACACTGGATGGTTCCATTCTTTCTGGATCAACAGTTGCTAAAACGAGAGCAACTTCTCCTTTTCGACATTCTTTAACAAGTTCCATTAATAAATTTTGAATTTTATCGTTCATTTTGATATACTCTCCTTAGTTAATAAATTTTGAATTTTTTTGTTCAATATTTGCCCTTAATCGTCTGCAAACGATTGGGGCTCTTTTTGTACTATGCTTAGCCTTTCTGGATAAACACCTTCATCAAATGAAATATATGGATATTCTTCAAGCAATTTTCTAAAGACTTCTGCTTGGGTTTCTCCAGTCACGTATGTTTCTCTACTAGCTTCACCTACAGCTACATACATTTTTTATCACCTCCTTTTAGAGTATTGATACTTGGCTTCGTCCCAGTTAAAAAACCAATGGATAAAGAAAGGTGCACTTAACGTTGCTAGTATTGGCATTGAAAAGTGGGTTTTCAGTAATACTCCTAATACAATCATCAATAAAAATGCGCCTATCAATCGTGCTTCTCGGATTGCTTTCATGTTGTTAACCTCCTATATTTTGATATAATTCAATTGAAAGTGGGGTGCAAAAATGTTTTTTGTGATTAAACGAGCTTCTGATAAAAAATACTATTTTTTGATTAAAACTGAAGAAAATGAAATAATCGCATCAAGCAAAACTTACTACTACAAATCTTCTGTTTTAGAAATCATTGAATCCATTAAGAATGATATGAATCCAAAAGCAATCATTGTTGATACTACTTTTAACTGAGGATAAGTTAGGCTTATCCTTTTATTTACTGATCTAACTCACTTCTTTAAACATATCTCCGTTTCCATTAGCCATATCAATTCTTGCTTGTAATTCCAAGTCAGGCTTCCATTTAGGAATTAGAGTTAATGCTTCTTCATATCGAACTTTTGGAATATCTACATAAGAGGCTACATCGAATAATGCTTTCAATTGTTTATAGCAATTACTAAATGCTGATTGCTTAATACTTGAATCCTTATAAGCCGATGTTTTTTTGCCACCTAATACTTTGATAACAGTTGATGAAACTAGTCCTTGTATCTTTCGTTGTTGGCTTCTATTAATTGTTGTTTCTGTTTCTAGCTTATCTAAACGTTGATTTACAAGAGTCAATCCACGTTCATGTTTTAACGCAGCTTCTAATAACAATTCTGTGTTATTAATCGGTAAGTTTGATTGAGTTTTGAGCAGTTCCTCCATTTGGTTAAAAGCTTCAATATATTTCAGTTTAAACTTAAGAGCTTTTTGACCAGTGAATCCCATTGCTAGTAACGTGAATCCATCACGGTTCATAATGATTTGTCTATATTTTTGTTTGTTTTGTGGATGAATATAGCTATCTTCGTAAAATAGGTCTGCGTAATTTTCCGCAACCCCCTCTTTTAAATCATCAATCGCTGCTAAAACATCACGATGATTTTTATTAAACGTTTCTGCGACTTGTAAACTAGTTGTTACTGCTTGTTGGTTTTTCGTAATTACTAGATTTTCCATCTTCTTTTCCTCCTTTAAATTTCAAAAGTTTCTTTTAGAAATCTTTGTAATTCAGATCGTTCAATCCGAATATCCTGATTACTCCATTGTTGAATTTTTAAACCTTTTGAAATCCAATTATTCAATTTTTCATCGCCAATCTCTAAAATCTTTCTTACTTGCGATTTGTTAGGATATGGTGGTAATTCAATGGTTTTAGACAATAAATTCAAACGATTTTCAATTTCTTTTAATACTATGAAAGTAATGTTATTTGCTAATTCGTTTTGAACCATTTCATCAGGAATGTTTAACTGCATAAATTACACCTCCTATTTTTCATCTTCTAGTAGATATTCCATTGATACTTTGAAATATTTTGCTACTTTTTTTAGACTCTCAGATGATGGAGTCTGATTAGCAGTTTTTCCCCACTTACTTATTGCCCCATTAGACAAACCTGCATCTCTTTCAACCCTATAGATTGAAACACCTTTAGCAATTGCCAACTTTTTAATTTTTTCGTATACCATAATTTATCTCCTTCCTATAGATTTTCAACTAAAACCGTTGACAAATAATAGATAGTTAGCTATTATAAGTGCATAGCAAATAAACTAAATACTAAATAAATATTTTAGCCTATTTGACACCTATAACTGCTATCTTTTTGTACCCTCTCATAAGTACACATTCAGTATAATAGCCGTTTATCTATTTGTCAATAGCTAAATATCTATTTTTGTATTTTTTTGGAGGAATCTAAAATGAATACCAAAGATAGAATAAAGCAATTAGCAGCACAAAGAAAAATCACTATTGCTGAATTAGAACGTAAACTTCATATTGCAAATGGAACAATAGGAAAATGGGATAAACAAAATCCTTCTATAGAGCCATTAAAAAAATTAGCCGATTATTTCGGTGTAACTACTGATTACTTACTAGGTCGCACTGATACACTTGAATTCAATAAAAAAGATGAAAAAGATGTACAACTGATATTAGAAGATTTAATAAATGGACTTAGCAATGAAAATTCTTTAGCATTTCTGAAAAACGGTGGAGTTGAAATCGATGAAGAAGATGCTGAATTATTACGTGATTCTTTAGAAAGAACCGTACGTCGCTCCAAAATTCTTGCCAAAGAGAAATTCACTCCTAAAAAATACCGTAGCAACAAAGCCGAGTGAGGTGTGACATTGTGTTTAGAAATGATATTAGAAAAATGGTAAATAAATATGTGAAAAAATTCAATACAAAAAATCCTTATGAGTTAGCAAACTATTTAGGAATCCATATAGATTATGATGATCTTGGTAAGGAATTTATGGGGTATCGTTCACATATTTTACGAATTCCTATTATTATTTTAAATTGCAATAACACAGACCAAGAAAATTTTGAAACTTGTTGCCATGAACTAGGACATCATTGTTGTGGGCATGACACTAATACGCAAACCTTAACTAGACAAGGAAGAAATTTCACTATCTATGGTGTCGAATATGAGGCAAACGTTTTTATGGTTGAGTTGTTGCTGCATGGAATTAATCTAGCAGAATACCCTACACGAGAATGTTTATTAAAAAGTTGTGGTGTTCCTGAATGGGCTGAACGCTATGTTGATTGGGATTATTTGAAAGAAACAGCAGACTATAATAGCTACTATAGTTATTACTAGTACATGAATAATTTTATTATTAAATAAGGAGTTTTAGTTTTATGAAAAAAAGAAATATTATTTTCTCAATGCTACTATCTTGTTTAGTATTAGCGGCATGTGATTCCTCAAACGAATATGAGACTGACAGACAAAGCTCGTCAATTGAGAATAATCAAGAAACCTCGTCATCAGTTATTTTGGAAGAAACATATCAGACTAACTCAATATATGATAACCAAGAAAAAGAAGTATCTTCTATTACTGAAAAACAGGAACAAACTCTCATATCTTATACCCAACTTGATTGTGAAGATAGAGGATACACTCTAAAATATCGAGGAAAAGATACATGGAATGTCGCTTTAAATTATATTAATAATAAAAATAGATGGATAGTAACCTGTAATGATGTCAATTACGGCAGAATAAAAGCTATTTACGAATGGGATGGTGAGGAAAATTCTGGAGCAACCCTTATTTATTTATTAGTTTCAGGAAATGAATTAGTAAATAATTTAAATAATTAATCAAGATTAGCCTTCTGGCTTTTCTTTTAAAATACAAAAGAACGTATGTTCGAAAGGAGAATTTTATGGCAATGATAAAACAATATAAAAAAAAGAATGGTGAAAAAGCATGGTACTTCAAAACATATCTTGGTACCGATCCGCTAACTGGAAAAAAGAAGTATACAACTAAGAGAGGATTTCGCACTCAAAAAGAGGCTAAAATTGCATTAGCAAGGTTAGAAATGGAAATTCAAAAAAATGGCATTCCCTCTTCCACTAATATAACATTCCAAGAAGTAGCATTTATGTGGCTAGAAAATTATAAAAATACCGTAAAAGAAAGTAGCTACTCTCGAACAGAAATAATCTTCAGAAAACACATACTACCTTCATTTGGAAAAATTGAAATATCAAAAATTTCAACTGCTTATTGTCAGAAAATCGTGAATACATGGCATTCAAAAGGTAGTTCAAAACAATATCCCCTTTTTATAAATTATATGAATCAAGTCTTCAAATTCGCTATTAACATAGGGGTTACCAATCAAAACCCAGTGATTAATGTAATAGTTCCTAAAAATCAAGATATTATTACATCAGAAAAGAAAATTAAATTCTATACAAAAGATCAACTTCAAATATTTTTAAAAAGTATTGAACAAAGTGAAAGTGCCTACATTACAATAAGAGATTATACATTATTCAGATTATTAGCTTTTAGTGGATGTAGGATAGGGGAGTTGTTAGCTCTTACTTGGGACGATTTAAACATTAAAACTGGTGAACTACAAATCAACAAAACAATTGCTAAATCTGACCATTATTATGTATCAAATACTCCAAAAACAAAAAAATCAAACAGAACACTAATATTAGATGCAAAAACAATAACTATCTTAAAAAAATGGAAATTAGAGCAAAAAAAATATCTTCTTAAACTTGGTTATACACAACCCTCACGTATTTTCACCAATGAAGAAAATGAATTTACAATAAATCAAGCTATTACAGATAGATACAATATTTATCGTAAAAAGGCTAACTTACCAAACATTGGGCTTCACGGATTTAGACACACGCATGCATCTTTATTATACTATGCTGGTGCAGATCATAAAGAAGTTCAGGAACGATTAGGACATGCAAACATAAAAACAACTTTAGATACTTATACACATCTAACAAATGATGGAAAAGAAAAAACTACCGAAAAACTATCAAAATACATCGGCTTTTAA